CGGAGTGTTGCCGCTTAGGGTTAGCGCGATCGTATTGCGCGCCATGTCCCAGGCGAATTGCCGGCCGACGGTGGCAATGCACGGAGCGTATATCTTGGCTAGGGCTAGACCGGCGGCGGAAGTATCAAAGGTCGGAGCCTGCCCGGTGACGGCTGGCTGGTTGTCGCCGATGAGCTGGATTGCCTGATTTGCAACATCGTTGCTGGTGATGGGCATTGGTCCCCTCGCTCAGCAATGCGTTACGATCCCATTGACCGCGGCGAAGCTGCTGGTCGGCGACCCGGAACATGACACAGGCGTCACCGTAACTCCATTGATAATGAACGTCAGGATCCCCGCTGTTGCGGTTCCGCCGGCGCCGATGCTTATCGTGGCGTTATTACTGGCGATATTCGCCGAAAAGCAAAGGTAGTGATAGCCGGCGCTGTTCGTCGTCGGGGCGTCCAAGATGCAGGCGACTTCGCCGTTCGGGCCGGTTCCCTGCGCTACGAATGGGGCCGTGCCGGTGCCGCGTGCCGTGATATTGAGCTCGCTTAGCCCAACGCCCGCGCCTCCGCCGCCGGCCGGCCCGCTATCCAATACGACGGCCTGGGAGCCGGTCTGTGCGGGGTTGGCGTAAGCTGGCGCGTGACCCTGGGTAGCCGGGCCCGCTTGCAGCAATACGCCCTGGGCAAGCCCTATGGCCGGCCAGAAGGCCAGCGCAACGGCTAGAGCGAGGGATAGACGATTTTTCATTTCACTTTCTGCGTTTTGGACGCGCCGGACTTTTGCTGCTCCGCCTTGGATTTTTTTGGCTTGGACTTGGCCTCGAGCCCCGCACTGTCCTCAGTGGCGTTATCAGCAGGCCCGTCGTACCAATCGGGGGTAGAATAATCGGGTTCGGGAGCGGGTGCGGGGTCCACGCCGGCGGGCTTGGATTGAGCAACGGGGGCGGGCTGCGACCGATGATTGCCATAAGTCGTGTTTTTAAGCGTGACAGGCATGACCTAATCCTCATCTTCTTCGTTCTCAGCCGCCTCTTCCTCTGCCGTCTCTATACAGAACTTCTCGATCTGGAATTCGATACGGCAAGTTTTGCCGCCCGGTCCATCCTTATGCTCGCATTCCGTGATCCTGGCCTCGCCTTTGAACTCAATTTCATCGTCTTTTTTGGCAACGGTCGGGTCAAGGCCAAGTTTTTTGAATTCGGCCTGCGTCAGAGCAAATCGCATGTGGTACGGAAACTTGGAATTCAGCGAGGCGTGGACGGCGATGTGATCTAGCACATCGTCGTCATCTTTCTCCATGCTGACGAGATCGGCCACATTAGGCTCCCGCGGGCATTCCCGGCGCGCCGCCCGGAGGCGCTACCGGCATAGCCTGCGCGCCTGGTGCCGGCGGTGCTGCGCCGCTCTCGGGTGCGCCGGCCATTTGCTCGGCGCCCGGTCCTTGGGCCGCCGCATTCATTTCCTCGAGGTGCCGCGCACCCATATCCTTGTGGGCTTTCTGGTGGCGTTCGTGCATCTTGCGATGCTCTTCGCGGTGATTTCCGTGGAGATCGCGGCGCTCTGTCTCGTGCGAATGATGCATCGCCTCGCGTTCCTCATGGTGACGCTCATGGATCGCCTTATGAGGATGCTCGGCCGCCGGCTCAGCCTGCTTAGTGTGGCCGCCTTCTTTCTCCGCCTTTGGCTCCTTTTCAGCCTTGGGCGTTTTTTCCTTACCGCCTTTGCCTTCCATGCGATGCTTTTCGCTCGACGGATGGTCGTAAAGGCTAGGCTTCTTTTCCTTCTTGCCTTCTTTTGCTTTCTCTTCGGCCATGGTCGGGCTCCTTAATCGCTCGGATGGGACTTAGGATTATCATACATTCGGTGGTGGCGCTTCTTACCCGCCTTCATGGCATTTAGCGCGAAATTGGCTTCCTTGCCTAGTTTGCCGCCGGCGTGCTTTTTCTCCCGCGCATATTCCTTGGTGCTTTCCCCGGCGTGCTCCGCCTTCTCGGCAAATAGACCAGGGTGCTTCGAAGCTCCCTTTTTGATCCAGTTCTTATTGCCGGCCATCGGTCTGCTCGCCAGGTCTGCCAGGGTGAGTTTCATTCGGCTTCTTCGGAGGCTTCGCTACGTTCACTCCGCCTCTGTAGAGCGGCGGCGTGTCCCTGCCCTCGTCCTCATCATCCATGCGCCTTACTTCTCGGGTGGTCATAGAGGGCCTTGCGCTTTGACTTCTTCTTCTCCGGCAGTTTCCCGCCGGGATCAGCGTCGGCAAATTCTTTAGCAGCGGCGCCTTCCTTGCCGCCTTTGTCCTTGTTGGCAAAGGCCCAACGCCGCTGCGCTTCCGATACCGGAGGCATTAGTTCGAGTTTTTCCAGGCCAGCGTCGTGCCGTTGTAGACGATGCAGGCAGGGATATTTGCGACGCCCGCCGCGACGACGTTGCTGTCGATCGTCTGCCCGGTATTGGCAGTGAACGTAAGCGTCGTGGTCGTGTGGTCGTTGTAGTAGCAAAGCCGCTGTCCATCGCCGGGAGAGGCCGGGGTTGTGAGCGTGACCGCGGTGACTGTGCCGGTGGAGTGACCAAAGACGTTCCATACGCCGGTAGTCGCCGTATAGGCTGGATCGGTCGAGATCGTGCCGAGATCCTTATAGCCCGATATCGCGGTAGTTTGCGCGACCGTGGCATACTTGCTTTGGCTGGTCGGAACGCCGCCGGGAATAATTTGCACCAGATCCGCGGTAGCATTTACGGCAGAGACTTTAGGGACAGGAACGGTTTGCGCGACCGCATAGCCGAGGCCGAGCGCGCCAATAACAAGGGCAGATACAAGGGTCTTTCTCATTTTAGTCTCCTTAGCGCGCGTGCGCGGTTTAACGCTTTGACACTTGGCGTTTCAATTGCTCGATTTGAGCCTGCTGCTGCTGGATCGCCTTCACCAGCACAGGGATCATGCCGATGTAGTCGACGCTAGAAGGCTTGCCCTGCGGATCATATTCCGTCACGCCTTCCGGCATGATTGGGGCCATGTCCTCCGCAAGAAATCCATAGAGCTTCTTGTTCGGATCTCCGAAGCCCGGCTTGGTATAGTAGGACACGGGCTGCAACTGCATGACTTGGGGGAGGCCGTAGGCGATCTGGCCGATATTCTGCTTGAAGCGAATTGACGATGTGCCTTTGCAGATACCGCCGGCGCCGGAGCCAAAGTAGACCGCATGGCTCGTCGTATCTTCGCAAACGGTTGCGGTTGCGGTCTGCCCGCTGTCCGTTCCGAACGTGCCAGTCGCGAGGCCGGTCCATGCCAGGGTGGTGAACTTGCCGGCTAGAGGGGTGGTTACACCGACGGCTACGTTGTCCATCGTGCTCGCTGCGGTCGGATTGACCGTGAGCACGCCAACCGGAGAAAGGCTTGCCGTGCTGGATGGAGCGATTGTGACCGTGCCAGTCGGGGACAACGTGACGTTGCCAGACGCCCCAAGCGTCGTAAATGCGCCCGTCGATGCTACCGTGCTGCCGATCGGGCCCGGCGTTGCAAAGCGCGCGGCGAAGCCCGTGCCGGATACGGTGCTGGAAGCGGAAAGGGTTGTGAACGCGCCTGGGCCGACCACGCCGCCGCCTGCGTTTACCCAAGTGGCAAAATTCGTGGTGGTGATTGCCGCGCTCTGCGGACCCAGCGTTTGTAGCGCCAGCAATTCATTTCCCGTCGGCGTGGTGACGATAACCTGGCCGGGGTTCTGCGCCTCTACCTTGGAGAACGTCGCGACGCCGACAACCACGGCTGCGCTAACCGCGGCAAGGAGGGCCAGATATTTTCGGCTTGTCATTCGAGTTCTCCGTTAGAGAGTGACCGAGAAAGTAGCACTCGGCGGGACCGCAAAAGTTAATGGCACTTTGGCCGGTAGATAGCCGCCTGCGCCGCCCGTAGCGCCGGTCTTGCCCGTGCTGCCTGTTCCGCCGACCAGATACCAGCAATCCGTGTCCGATATCATCAAGATCGCGTAGGTGGCGGAGCCGAGAACGCCCGTTGCGCCGCCCGACGTCAGGCCGATGGTCTGATTGGCGAGCGGGGGCTGCGGCAACACGTCGGGCGCATACGTCCCGATCGGCGACGCGGCGTTCTTGAATTCGCTAATGAATAGTGCCGCCACGTCTTATCCCCTACGCCGTTTGACGGGCGGGAGTTGCGATCGAGCCCAGGATACGCTTTTCGACAAACCGGCCTGGCTCGTTCTTATGGTGGATATTGAGCCCGCTTTCGCCGCCGGCTTTCTCGATACCTGTCGGTACTGCCTCGCCGACTTTGCGCCGGCCGGCTGAGATCGAAGCGGCGCCGCCGTGAACGACAAGGCCGCCTGGGGTGATTGCGAGATCATCTTCGGGGACTACCCGTGCTGTGCTGCCGAGGGACGCCTTGTAAGCGTCAAAGATGGCTTTCGCCGTCTTGTTCTCCGGCACCATAGCCTCGTTAGGAATTCCGTCCCAATCGATTATCGTTGGCTGCGCGGTATGATCCGACGCGATCCAGAACGGCTCGACTACGCGATCGCAAAGCAACGTCTTTGCCTTGACCCTGTACGTCGCTGTTTTCTTCGCGGTCCGCGCCTGGACAATCAATTCGACCATTCTCTCACTGGCAATCCTGCGGCTCTCGAGGATTTCCGGCGCAACACGTTTGCGGCCGGTGCCCTGGTCGGTGAGCTGGGAGATTTCCATGGCGAGGGCGCGCATCCAAGTCGGATCGGACGCTGACGGTTCGCTGCCCTGGTTCTCGCGGGCGGTCTTGAGGAGCTTGGCTACGGCTTCCGCCGCCGCCTTCTCCACTGCCGCCTTGAATTCTGTGTTCTCGGCGATCGAGCCGGGTTCGACTGTCTGGTTCTCACTCATGGGTTTCACCTTCGGCGGTCTGCCTCGCGGCATGATTTATCTCCACGGGAATTCCCCGGCATTGGCGCCGGGGATCAGGGATCCCGTATTACGCAACCTTGTAGTTGTTCGCTGCGTACTTGTTGAACTGATCGTCGCGGACCGTGGTGACGAGCGCGGAGGCAATCGTGCCAACCGTGAACGTGCCGGCCGGAGTAAACAGCAACCGCAGAAAGCGCGGGCGCTGGTTTGCCGGGAACGGCGGAAGCCACGGGAAGCGAGCGATGACGGTATTCGCCAGCAACGCCGCGGTGAGGATCAGCCCGGTTTCCGCATACGTCGTGAACGTCCCCGGCTGGAAGGTCGGGGTTCCAGCATCGGGTGCGCCTTGCAGCGCCACGTTAAGCGACGTGCCGCTGACCCAGGCCAACGGGCCTAGCGTGACGTTCAACTCCGGACGCGCGCCGCCGACACCCATCGCATCCGGGGCCCCGAACAGGGTCACGTTGCCAAAGATGCTTGAGTTTGCCGGGTTGATACCGGCGCCGACGCCGAGCAAGTCGATCACGTTTGGCGAAGCGACCGCGGCGGAAGTGACCGTCAGCGGGCTACCGATCGGGACGAAACTAAGTTGGCTGTCTAAGATCATGGTGGTGTTCCTTCTGTGAGCCTTTCTACCCGATCGGGTTACGTTACGCGGGTTTCGGTGATGAGGAGTTGGTCCGAGATCTTGATCGGAATACCATTGATCCCATCGACCGGAACGCCGGCGTAGTCCTCAATCCGCAACAGCACGTTTCTGTCGCGCATTGCCTGCACGTCCATCCAGTGTCGCCCGGTACGGTTGGTGTAGATGATTGGGCGAATGCCGGGGGCCGGCTCGTCGGTCGCGTCGGTCTTGGTGATGCCCGACGTACCTTTTGACAGGTGAGGCGGGAGCAACAAGAGCTCGCGGATCGTAGCGAAGATATCGAGCGCGTTCGGGCCGGCTAGGCCGGAGGTCGTCACGTCGACGTTGCAGATACGCGCGCCGTACCGCCAGTCTTGCGGGCAGAGGCCCACCATCTGTCGGAACCACGACGTATATGCCTCGAAGCGGTTGCCCAGGCTGTCGAAGCCCGGAACCGTATCGCCCTTATCTTCCATCGCGAGGCCGGCTTTCGTACCGCGGGGATACAGACCGAAGATGGTCCGGGTGCCCCAGCAGATGAGCCAGATCGAGAGGTTGTTGCCGCCGGTGCCGCCGCCATCAAGCACGTTGGCTGCGTTCTGTGCGGTTGCCGCCGATACGGTGTTGTAGAAGGTCGAGAAGCCCATGAACTCGGCGGGCGTGCTCGCGGTATTGCCGTACCAGGTCGTTTGCTCGATCGTCTGTCCCATGCCCTCGAGGAACGCGACGTCCTCGCCTTCACGGAATTGATCGATATCCCCCGACAACTCTGCCAGGAGGCGATCGACTTGGCTGTAATCTTCCAGCGTGCCCAGGCCGACACGCGATTTGGCGGTCGTGCTCTTTGAGTAGGGAACGCCCTGGTTGATCTGGCGCCAGGCGCCGGCTGGGATCGACGTGCGGAACACGAATTCATGTCCGCCCATTTCCGAGCTCTCGACAAAGGGCATGTCCTCGGGGAGCGCAATGCTCTGCGAGAGCATTTCCGCGATGAGGTGCTGTTTGCCAGCGTTGTCCATGCGGCTCGTAAGGTCGGCTAATGTGGGCCACTGACCAGTCGCCATTTTAGTTCTCCATCTTAGGGTTAGTAGGCATTACGATCGCCCATCCGCGCTGGATCTCGGGTGATCGTAAATATCCCGCAAGCGACGGTTCGGCCGCTGGCCGTTGTTCGGTGGCGGGCGCGGATTTAGTGAAGGCATGGCGGGTTCGTCATAGAACCGCGCCGCCTGATGCAAAATGCGGAGGAATTCGGGATGGTCGCCGGCGCCGGTGACGCGAAGGAATTCCTCGAAGGCTGGGCGATGCTGTTCGGGGACCAGCATATCGCGCATCCGAGCGATAGCCCCCATTGCGGTCTGGTGTCCGGAGCCGCCGAGCTCTTGGTCCGATCTGGTCTTTTTTTGCCATTCCTGACGGGTATTGGTGAAGGCCCGTTGCTGCTCGTCGGCCATGTGCTGCGCAAACGCGCGCATTTGCTGTTCGTGCAGATTGACAAGACCTTGCGCGCCTTCGGCCGGATTGGCGCGGAAGTCGTCAAAAGCCTTGTGGACGGTGCCCTTTAAGGCGTCGTCCATCTTCATCGTGTCCGGCAGTGTGTATTTATATTCGACCGGAGAGGGTGCCGCGGGTTGCTGTGGCGGTGCGGCGCCGGTAGTGCCGGGCGCCGCTTCGGCTGGTTTGGCTGGTGCTGGTGCGGCCTGGGCCGGCTCTGCCGGCTTTGCTTCTGCGGGTTTTGCCGCCGCGTCAGCCTTTCCTTTGTCGAATTCCTCGAGGAGGGTTGGAACCGACGCTGCGGGTTCTACGCCGGGCGCCGGCTCCGCCGGCTTAGCTTCGACCGGGGGAGCCGCGACAGGGGATGGGCTTGGCGCGGGAACGGCCGGAGCCGTAACCGTCTCTGCCGCGGCCTGGGGGGAGGAAGTCCCTGGCGTTGCAGCGGGAGACGGTGCCGGTGTAGGCGTCGGGGTAACTGGGGTTACTGGATCAGCCATTACTTATCTCGTTGTACGCGCGGCATTTTCGGCCGCGTAAAGCGTGGATCGTGTTCGTCTTGCATTAGAAATACCCCCTCACGCGCGAGGGCCGCCCAACTCTGGAATAGGCGTAGTCCAAGGGATCTGGCGCCCATGTGGAACCATGACGCTTCCGGTTGAGGGAAACCTGATGGCCCCACGCCGAAACGATCGTCGAAAGTGCCTGCTTGTTGGAGAATGCCCCACATCTCAGCGCGGCCAATCGGATCGCTAAAAATACTCTGCCAAAAACGCTGGATATCGCGGTGGCGAAGTGCTGCTTTCGTGAGACGCTTGCGATGCGCAACCGGGTCGGCAGCATCGACCGCAGCCGTATCGGGCTGTTCTTGATCTTCAACTGGTTCAGTGAATGGATCATCCGCCATTCATTCTGCCTTCGAGGGGAACGATAAGGCCGCCAGGCGATCGGCTCCATCCGGCGGGCCTGGTATCGCGGTGCGGCGCCGGGCCCATGACGGGCATGATCGGGCCGATGCTATTGGTGCGCTTGGTGCGCAATTCTTCGGCTTTGGCGTAGGCGGCGCGAAGATTGAGGGCAAGTTTGGTGAAAAGTGGGTGGATTTGGCCGGGCGCGACTTTAACGCGGGCGCCGTTCGGTTGCTTGGTGCCGCGCAGCCAATTGCCGGCGCGCTTGTGGCATTCCGCCATGAACATGCCGATTTTCAGCCAGCGGGTATCGCCGCCACGAAAATAGGCCACTTGGCGACAGGCGCCTTCGGTAAGACGGAGTTGATCGCGCAGCGCGACGTAGGCCGGTCCTTTGCGGGGAGAGACGGCAAGCTTGTCGCAGCTTTGCGCCGCAAGACGCAAATTGGTTTTCAGGCAATCGAGAACTTCGATCTCCGAGAGATCACCCATTTCCGATCAATGCGACGGAACGCCGGTTCCATACAATGCCGGCTTGCATTCATTGAGGATTATT